GCCCGGGGGGTGCAGTCCTGTGAAAGGGTCTGCACCATACTATATATGTATATGATTACATCCCAAAAGGCGACTTCGTTCAGGTTTTAAATCTGACGTAGGTCCAGTAAATAAGCATGTCAAAACATGTAAGTTTATCCTGTAATCTACTCTCATAAGATGAGATAAGATGATATTGCAGTTCCCATGTAAATAAATCCATTATGAATTCATTCATATAAGGTAGAAGTGGTAACTATGGTTGAAACATTAATATAAAACGGTCATTTTGCATGAACGTCATTAAGGAACTGGCATACCAATGTCTATTTAGTGACTATGATATTTAGAGTATCCCTTATATTAATTAACAATTATTCCTTTTAGCATATCATCCGACAACAAATTTTAAAAGAAGAAATATTACTCATTAAAAATGAATTTCTTTACATCTTCAAATTTGAAAAAGTCAAGAACTATGAAACAATGAATTTCTCTTAGAGAATTTCGTAGTTATGTAGTTATTACTTATTGATTACTTGGAATTAAAGATATTTCAAAATCATTAATCCAGTTTAGTGAACGAATCCAAATTTTAATTAATAAATCTGGTTTTAATTTCGCACATCTTTATTTAAAAGAATGTATGAGATTAACTATTCGTTCTCTTGCTGGACAACCTGATAAATGTATGAAAGTACATGTAAAGGTTGATGTGAATGGGTTACCAAAATTGATTCCTTATAATCTTCGTAAGATACTTCTCCTTAAAGGAGGAAATCTACAAAGCTATAGGAAGAAAATTATTGGTATCTTAACTTTGCTTAGTATATTTAGAGTATTTCCCACAACTCCTAAAGTCAAGATGAATACTATTACAGATGAATTTAAAGGTTCTATTCGAACTTTTGATAAATCTATAGTAATATCTGCTTTAAAAGATATGGGATTTAACCGTAAATCACTAACGGGCCGGTACAACACAACCTTAATAGGTGGTGAAGCTGCTGGTCCGAATAGTAGAAAATCAGCATGAGGTTCTTTAATAGACGCTTTAGCGTTTATTCATGATCCTCGACCAATATTTGAATTTTGTTTACGAACAAAATCGTATTGAGTTATATGTTGATTATCTGCTATACTTGTGATTTGTGGACCTCTTTATTTTATTATTATACTATTAAACAAGAGAAAAGCCATTTTAGGACGGCTTTCAGTTGTTTTTGATCAAGCGGGTAAAGCTAGAGTTGTTGCGATAACAAACTATTGAATACAAATGTGTTTATTTCCTCTTCATAAAAAATTATTCTCATTATTGAGAAGAATTGATATGGATGGAACTTTTGATCAAGAGAAGCCTTTAAAAAGACTTGTCTTTCTTCATAAGATGAACTCCTTAATGGGTTCAGATAAACAATTGTATCATTGTTTTGATTTATCCGCAGCAACTGATAGATTACCTCTACAAATACAAGTTGATATTTTGAATCAACTTGGATTTTGTGGAAATGCTTGAGCAAAATTACTGAATATCGATTGGTTTTACAAAACTAAATCTTTTAGATATAGTGTTGGACAACCAATGGGTGCCTATTCATCGTGAGCTATGCTCGCCATTACTCATCATACTATCGTTAAAATATCTGCTTTACAAGTAGGTATAAGTGACTTTAGAGATTATGGTGTATTAGGAGACGATGTCGTTATTTATAATGACAAAGTCGCCGATCAATATCTTATTAATATGAGACTCCTAGGAGTCGAAATTAATTTAAACAAATCTGTTCAATCTTACGATTTTGCAGAATTTGCTAAGAAATGGGTCGGACATGATTGTGATATTTCACCTATAGGTCCAGGTCTAATCCTGCAATCTATACGAGATAAAACTTTCATTTCTAATGCTATATTTGAACTTCTGAGAAGAAATGTTCATTCATATAGTAGTATGTTTGATATCATTCGTGCTAGCCCTAAATTTATTAAGGTTAACATGAAAGAGATCATGGGTGGATTGTTTGCATCTTGTTTAAGATGTTACACACCTGAACAATTGAACGATTTATCGAAAGATAAAGCGAGAAATTGATTATCTGGAGTGTGTAATAATCCTGAAATGGATGGTTCTTACATGATAAGAGAGTTCTTTAGATATCGAACTATCAAATCTTTAAAAACCAACATTTCTGTAGGAAATGATAAGATATCATTCCTATTTAAGCACTGCTTAACTTCTAGCCAGGTTAGAAATAAAGAATTTAGTATCTTTGATACTATATTCATTATTATTTCACCGGGTTTCTGAAACTACTTACTTAGTTTAAATAAAACTATAGTAGAATCTGAAACTAATCTTTACCTTGTTTCACAACAAGATTTAGAATGGTGATTAACCTATTCTTATTCAATGCGTTGAGAATTATTATCTCACGAATTGATGAAGATGGCTGGTGGATCTAGTAGTCCTTCAATAGATTGAAATAAACCAGACGAAGCTAAGAAAGCGCGTGAGTTAGCTAAAGACCTCCAAGCATGTTTTACCAATTTGAGTAAAACCTCTGTGGAGCAATTTAGACTACTCCCCGAGCCCAAATAGTTATACCTATGAAATATTTTTTAGTTTCTAAATTATAAAGATTATAATTTTTATGATTGAAACGTATCAATAGATCTGATATAAATCTATTATATCCCGGGAATTCCATAATAAGTATTAAAGTACTTATGGGGGGAATTCTTGCTCTGACCTTTTGG